TGGTCATGCGCCGTTACGACCAGACCGCCCCCGGCTTCATCACCTTCTACGGTGAAAAGCGTTTGGCGACTTCTGTGCGTGACCCTAACGCTGGCGTTCGCTATCGTTCTACCGGCACTTCAACCTGATAGTTGCCTTGGGGTGGGGGACAAAATCCTCCACCCTTTTTTCAGCAACCTTTTTTGGAATCACCATGAGCATCACTGAACGAATCCTGACAGGCATTAAACAGACATTAGAAACAGGCGACCAAGTCAAGATTGATTTGCGCGAAGCCTCTGCCATCACTGGTTCGGGCAACAATGTTGGTGGTCGTACCCATTTTGATGACGCATTTGCCGCATTGCGTTATGCAAACCCATTTCGCCAACTTGCTCGACAAATTAAAGTCAGCGGGTCAAGCGTTCAATTTGTAGCCAAGACTGGTAACGCCGCTTCGTCTACAAACCCTTGGACTTACACATTTACACCCGACACAGGTTCGCCAAATATTGATACAAGCATTTGGCAATTACCAACTCGCGTGATTACCGCACAACTTCCAATTCGCACCGCTGTCATGTCGGATGTGAATTACCTGAATGAAACATTGGTTGAAGATTTGATGCTGGAGTTTTCGCAACTTGAAGCACAATCAATGGCAAGCAACAATGACCAAGCTGGTTCAACTACCACCACCACAGGTTCAACCAACGGTTTGCGAGGCTTGAATTACTACACTGGCGCGGCAGGTGCAACAGCCGCCTATGGCACAAGCGGAACAGCCATTACAAACGGCATTCATACTATTGGCACTGTTGGATACACAACGGGCGCATTAGATAGAGAAGATTTGGATGCGCTTGCCAATGCGTTACCAAGCCAATATTGGAATTCTCCAAATACTGCGTGGATGATGTCTCCATCTGCAATTTTAAGATTGCGTAACTACATTCACGGCGGCGGCAGTCAATCCAGTTATGCGTTTGTTGAAAACGGAGACCCAGACGGCGGCGCATTAACTCATGTCTTTGGTTTCCCAGTTATTCCCAATCCATATTTGGATGCAATTGGCACAGTAGGCAACAAACCAATCTATTTGGCAGATTGGTCTAGATTCTTAACAATTGCGGACGTGGAAGAAATGACCATTCAAGCAATGGAACAAACCGCACCCGGTTTTGTAACCCTGTATGCTGAAAAACGAATGGCATCTTCAGTTCGTGACCCATTTGCTGGCGTTCGTTTGATTGAGGTTTAATCATGTCCGTTGACCAGCTTGGTTATCTGACGCTTGGCGCACCAACGCGCAATCCATTCAACTATGAAAAGTTCGAACAGATTGCGCGTGATAACACGACCGCATGGTTAACGCTTGCTGAAATTCGTCAACAATTGAACTTGTTTGATGACACAAGCCAAGATACATATCTTGGTGGTCTGGAAATTGCCACACGGCAAGCCATTGAAGATTATTTGGGCATGAGCATCTTTGCCACAAGCTATCGCGTGTATTACAACGCAACCAGCTTGTACGGCACACCATTGGCTTTAGATTTGCCAGAGGTATCGCAAAACAACGCAACACCAGCAAGCGGCGTGACCATTACCAATGTTAAGTATTTTAACGATGCCACCCCGCCTGTATTGATTACGGTTGACCCTGCCACGTACTATTACGACAACAGCGGCAACAAGGTAGTTTTGCAAACCCTGCCAAGCGACCTAAACCCAAACATGACCAGCCCTGTGTCGTGCGACTATGTAGCACCAGCCAATCCATTGGCGGCATACCAAGTCATCAAACACGCTGGCAAGCTGTTGTTAACCCATCTTTACAACCACCGAAGCGATACTACTGACGGCAACACCAAGCCCATCCCATTTGGGGTGGCTACGCTTTTGCGCCCATACAAACCTTTGGTGATGTGACATGGTAGCGCGGTATGAAAACATCGCCGTCAATACATTGTCTTTTGGCAAAAGTGATTTTGGCGAACAAAGCACCACACAAACGCTTTGGTTCAATACACGCGCAACTGTTGCTGATGTGTCAAACAATGTCCGCATATCTGACAAATACAGGGTCTACTCTGACATTGTGCAAATGACTGTTAACTACACGCCAAACGTCAAAACCATTGTGGACAATCAAAACAATTATTCCATAAGCTGGCGCGGCTACGATTGGCGAATTGACAACGTGCGCGAAACCAATGACCGACAGTTTGCACAATTAACTTGTGTACGCAATGACCCTGTGGTGGCGGTGTAATGGCAACTCAACAAAATCCAGTCCAATACGGCAAAGCCATCCAATTCCAATTGGAAAGCATCGTCACGCCCGTGCCTGTATATGCGGCGTTCAATCGTAACTTTGCAACACAGCCAAAGTTCATCACATGGATGTTAAGAAATGTTCACCAAGATGTTTACACAGGTCAAAACCAAAATAACAAAGGCATTGACCGACCTGTTTTCCAAATTAGCATCTTTACGCAAGTCATAGAAGATGGTTTCACAATTTCCAATCAAATACTACAATCCTTGCATGGATACAGTGGTTTGTTTGGCGGTGTGACAAATGGGTTTTATATCTCCAAAGCCGATGTGCAATGGCTGTATAACTCATACGACAACAGCGACAAATTAGCGCAAGTCTTTTTGGACTGTACGCTAGACATTCCAACATAAGACACGTTCAGCAATCAATCGGAAGGAAACGAAATGCCGTTACCAGCAAAAGTTTTACCGGGTTTTAGCGCATCGCTATATGCTCAGACAGGCGCGACACCAACGCCATTGACCGTTGCCCAACTCAGCACTTTGGGAAATGTCAGCGCAATCGCAATCTCAGGCAATCAAATGCTGGTCGAAGCAGTTCCCGCTTTTGGACAAGATGATGCTGTTGCCAACTTTATGGTTGCAGGCTCGCGTCAATCGGACAAAATCCCCACACAAAGCGCACCCACCAGCATGACAATCACAGCGGCTTGGAATCCAAGCGACAGTGTGATTCTGCAAGTACGCGCAGACGCTTATAACGGCACTGTAGACCGCACTTATGTGGTGTCCGCTACCGATGGTACTGGAACGGTTTATTACGCCTTTAACGCCCGCGTAGGACAATTTCAAATTGACGCACAACCCGGTGCAGAAGCCAAAGCGGTTTTCACTTTGCACCCACGCGGCAATCAATACGGCTGGTCAAACACTGCTTAATCAGGAGAATCACAAATGGCATTACCTAACAAAGTTTTACCCGGCTTTTCAGCCGCAATGTGGATGCAAACAACAGCCACGCCCACGCCGTTCACCACTGCTAATTTGGCGGTTTGGACAGCGCAAGTTGCAACCATTGTTGGCACAAGTGCTGGCGGTACAGGCGCAAGCGGCACACAACTTAACGTGGAAGCAGTACCCGCGTTTGGTCAAGACGATGCCGTGGCTAACTTCATGGTCGCTGGTTCACGCCAAAGCGACAAGATTCCTACGCAATCCGCACCGACTTCAATGACCATCACAGCGGCTTGGAATCCAAGCGATGCTGGTTTGTTGTTGATTCGCGGCGATGCGTACAACGGCACGATTGACCGCACGTTTGTTGTGTCTGCTTATGACGGCACAAACACCGTGGCTTATGCGTTTAATGGTCGCGTGGGTCAATTCCAGATTGATGCACAGCCGGGCGCGGAAGCCAAGTGTGTGTTTACCATTCACCCGCGTGGCAATCAGTACGGTTGGAGTAATTCCTAATGAAGGTCGCTGACGCTGTTGAAGTGTTGGCGACCACTTATCAATCCTTAGATGCGGTGGCTCAAGGGTTGGAAGTGAAAGCTAGCGAGGTGGCTACGGCGCTTGCAAAAGCAAAACCCGACACGGCTGAATTTGTTGCTTTGACAATTCTTGCCCGATACAACCCAGTGGTTGCCCCTGTTGTTGAACAAACCGCAGAATAAAAAATGACAGACACGACAATACAGAATTCCAACGACTTGCTTAATTTTTTGGTGACACAAGCCGAAAGCCGCAAAGATTGGTTTGGGTTTACACAGCAAAAAATGACCGCTGTCAATCTTGCCCATGAGATTGCGGCGCGTCATGCTGACAAAATGACACCCGAAGAAGTGGTGGAATACGCCAAAGAATTGAATGAGCTTTTGTTCCATCGCCTAATCAAACCCGGCGCATGGAGGCTTTAAATGTCTGTAAAAATAAAGCTGGAAGGCATTGGAAACGTATTCCAAGCGTTTGAACAATTAGCCAACGAGATTGGCGACAAAAAAGCAACCAGCAAAGTGCTTGTGCCATCGGTGCGCGAAGCCATGAAACCAGTATTGTCAAGGGCGCAAGCTAATGCACCAATGGACACTGGCGGCTTAAAATTGTCTTTGCAAATTGAAGCGCGGCGACCAAGCAAACGTGACCGCCGAAGCAAATACATTACGCAAACAGATACAGTGATTGCAACAGTCACCACCGCATCAGGCAAAAAACTTGCCCAAATGGGTGAAGGCAAAGGCTTGATAAAGTCGCGCAGACGATTATTGAAGATGGGCGCAACCGCAGAACAAGCGGCGGCATTTGAAGGCTTTAAAAGCGATGCTCGCGCTATGTCACAAGAATTTGGCTCGGCACATAATGGCCCACAACCATATTTGCGACCAGCCTTGGAAAGCATGGCGCAAGAAACAGTTAACACATTGGGTAGAGTTTTAGGCAGACGGATACAACAATTCAAGAGGACATGACATGACACGCTTAACAAACGCGCTTGGCAAGCGATACGAAGAAAACAAAAACAAAATCTTTACACGCAAATTTGAGCTTGGTGGACACACGTTCAAAGTTCGTGTGCCATACGTTCACGAATCCGATGAAATTTACAGGCGCATTGCCGAGCCAGAAGCGGAACAAGTAGAGGCGGCGTTTCAAGAGATGACTGCGCCTTTGCAAGCGGTAAAAGACACCGCAACAGAATTCACTTTTGTTGATGACGATGTGTTGGTTGAGGGTCGGTCATTGCGTATGGCGGCAAAGCAGAAAATTCAAGTGGAAATCCAAATCACTGAATTCTTTAAGTTGTTAGTGCCAGAAGTTGAAAACGAAACGCTGGAAGATTTGACCTACGAAGAAATCAAAGCTGAATTCCCAATGTCGGTGCAGATGCAAATGTTGGAAAAGATTTCCGAAGCCATCAGCCCAACGTATAAGGAAGCGCGGGGAAACTGATTGGCTCATTGAAAAAGCAAGTGGTTTCCGCAATGATTTTCAATGGGCATACACAAGAAACAATAGCGGGGTTGGATGACATGACAATGGCACAAATACAGACAATGTACGCTGATGGCATGGTGGGCAACCGAGCCACTATTAACCTGCTTGGCGCATTAACAAATGGCGTGTTTAACTATATGCGGTCGGCTAATTCACCAGCTTATAAGCTAGCCAACATTATCGGTAGTGCGTATGATTACCTCTACCCGCCGTTAAGTGCCGAGGAATTGAAACAACAAGCCAATGAGCAATTATTGGCATTCATGACGCAAGCACCGGGCTTTTCCGCAGACAGATTTGGGGTGAACAATGGCTAATATGCTTGGGCGCTTGGGCGTTGTTTTAGGCTTAGACAGTGCCGAATTTGTCATGGGCATTGACCGCGCTGGCAAGAAGCTAGAACAATTTGCCGCCAAAGCTGATGAGTATGGCAAGTACGCCGCCACTGCGTTTACGGTCTTGTCTATTGCGGCAATCAAATATGCTGATGAAATTTCCGAAGTTGCCGATGCCAATAACGTAGCCATTGACACAGTTGTGAAACTGCGTTCAGCATTGCAAGACACTGGAGGCGATGCCGACAAAGCTGGCATCATGCTGTCCGCGTTTACAAAATTTATTGATTCAGCGGCAAACGGTTCTTTTGAAGCGCAAAAAACATTCCAAGCATTGGGCGTGTCGTTCAAAGACATTGGCACATTGTCGCAAGAAGAATTGTTGGGCAAAGCCTTAAAAGGGTTGGAAAGCATTGAAGACCCAATCACGCGCAACGCAAAGGCAATGGAGTTGTTTTCCAAAGCCGCAAAAGGCGTGGCGTTTGATGCATTTGCTCAACAGATGCAAACAACCAGTCAAGCAACATTGGCACAAGTTGAAGCCGTTAAAGCTGGCGCGGAAACGTGGGGCAACTTTGAAAAAATAGTCCGCAAATTGCAATTGGCTTTGGTCGAGGCACTTGGTCCAAGTTTGCGAGCAATCAATAGTCAAATGTCGGAGGAGATGTTTCCGAAGCTGACATTGTTAAACAAGGTTTTGAATTTCATTGCTAGCAATGCTTTCAGTGCGGGACAGGCTATTGATGCGCTTGGCGCGGCTTTGCAAAATATGGCTGGTCGTTCATTGATTATGCAGACTTACGGCGAATCCGCAAAAGGATTTGCTGAGATGAAAAAACTCAATGACGAATATTTTAAATTTCTAGACAACCAGCGCAAGGCGCAAGAACAATTTGACCGTGAATTGTCTGGCGTGAAACAAGGCGGCTCTGGTCGCGGAATGTTGGGCTATGAAGCATTTGGCAAAACGCCTATTTCGCGTGAAACTACTGTTGGTGTTGACAGCAAACAGCAAGCCGCGCTTGCAAAGATGGCGAAGGAAATAAAAGACCGTCAGGAATACCACAACAAACTCATTGATGAAAACATAAAGAAAAATCAAGAGTTGTACGAAAAAGAGTGGAGTGCGCTTACAAAAAAATACACTTTGCTTGAGGAAATACAGAAGCAACAAGACGCGGCTGATTTGTCTTTAAAGCAACAACAGCGGATGCAACTTAATCAGTTGGATTACGACCGACAAATTTTGTTGTTAAACACGCAAAACAAAGACTTGAAATTGTATGAGTTGAAATACGCGCAAGACATTTTGACAATTCGCGCACAGCATTTGGAACAAGAACACCAAATCAATTCCAATGAAGCATTGGGCGAAGAATACAAACGCCAAGCGTTAGAGCAAAACATCGTCTTGCGCGACAGGTCAATTGCTCAAGCAAAAGAAGTGTTGGACATTGCACGGCAAGAATCCGAAGGCTCATTCCAAAAAGGCTTTGGCAAAGGTTTTGATGAATTTGTTCGGAATATGCCCAACCAACTTGAGATTGGCAAGCAAGCATTTACATCGTTAATGAGTAGCATGGAATCGGCTTTGCAGAGTTTTGTTCGGACAGGAAAATTTAGCTTTAAAGATTTTGCAAGAAGCCTGATTCAAGACATGATTATGATTCAAGCGCGGGCGCAAATGTTGAGCATGATTAAAGGTTTATATTCCATGTTTGGCGGCGGTACACCAAGCGTGGATTTGGGTTACGGCGGCGGCAGTTCTGGCGCAGTCGGTATAAGCGGGTTTGCTGATGGTGGAAGCCCGCCAGTAGGCAGGGCATCCTTAGTTGGTGAACGTGGCCCTGAGTTGTTTGTGCCGCGCACGGCAGGGACAATCATCCCAAACAATCAACTTGCAAACGCAATGGGTGGCGGTCAAACAGTTAACTACAATGGGCCATACATTGCCAACATGAGTGCAATCGACACGCAGTCAGGCGCACAATTTTTGGCTAAAAACAAGCAAGCTGTTTGGGCAACTTACCAATCAGCCAATCGCAGTATTCCTGTGACGAGGTAACAAATGAGCTTGCAATCTATCCTTGCCATTGCGGAAAGCGTGTCAATCAATGACCACAAATTTGCTGGTCAAATGTTGTCGCGCAATATGCGAATAAGCACATCGGAAATTTTGACTGTCCAGCCGTTTCAATTTGGCATTAAGCCGATGAATTATTTGTTGTATTCGCAGAATCGTTCTGTGCTTTCATCGCTTCGCACGGCTGACCGAATTACCGAGCAATACCTTAACTTTGGCACAACTGGATGGGTTAACTACATTGGATATTTGGGCGACATGACCAGCGTTCAAGCCAATGCCACAACCATTGAAGTCGGCACAGTAAACAAAACAATTGTGCTTGGCACGTTGCCATCCATCAGTTCATCAGCTTACATTGTCAAAGTTGGTGACTTCATTCAAATTGACCGATATGCTTACATAGCCACGGCAAGCGTTCAGCGTGGCGGTAGTTCCACTGTAAACATTCCAGTCCATCGAACAATCCTGACCACGGTTTCTAGTCAATTGCCAGCCGTCATAGGGCAATACGGCACGACAACCAGCTTGGGCGGTTCTACCTACACGGGTATCACTTTTCCTGTGGTGTTGCGGGAATACCCTAGTTACAACCTTGTGCCAATGACTAATGATTCTTTCATTGCATGGGATGGCGCTTTTAACGCTTACGAGGTTGTTTTATGAACGTCATTGCACCAGTCGTAGGAACAAACGTCATCCGCTATGCGGACTTTGTGCGCTTAACAACCGATTCAGCAACTTATTTATTTTCAACCGCACCGACAGCAATTACGGTTTCAGCGGTGGATGCCAACCCATTCACGGCTTTGGGTCAGTTGGTCAAGATTGGGCAAGCACAGCGCGACATTAAAAGCACCGCCAACGAGACCACAATCACGCTGGTGGGCATTGATACGGCTAACCTTTCCTTGGTATTGGGCGCAGGGATTAAAGGTTCACAGGTCGAAATGTGGCACGGCTTTTTTGATGCCAACAATGAATTGATTACCACTGGCGGCACAGGCGGCTTGTATCAATACTTCACAGGATTTGTTAACAGCTTTACGATAAGCGAACAATTCATGGAGGAGATTCGCGGCTATGTTGGCACAATCACAATCAGCGCATCCAGCATCCAGCTTGTTTTGCAAAACAGAACGGCTGGTCGCTACACCAACGACAATTCATGGAAACAATTTGCGCCGACTGACACCAGCATGAATCGTGTTAACTTTATTCAAACAATCAATTACCAATTCGGGAAAAACGCACCAGCAAACTCATAGGACAAAACATGATAAGACAAGCCAACAAATACGACATGGACGCAATTGTGCGGATGCTCAAATCATTTCGAGACAAAGCACCAACCCAATTTTTGCGAGACAGCGCCAACCAAGAACACATCGAGAAAATGCTTAACAACATTCTTGCTGGCGCGGGGTTTGTCTTGGTTGCTGTTAAGGAAGATGAACCAATTGGCATGGTGATTGCCGCACAGCATCCAAACATTTGGAATCCCGAGGTAATGCAAGTCAGCGAAATTGCTTTCTGGGTAGACGAAGAACATCGTGGCGGCAAGATTGCCCACCGTTTGCTTCATGCGTACATCCAACAATGTGAAGAATGGAAGCAAGAAAACCGCATCCAATTTTTCTCGCTGAGTAAAATGCACAACAGTCCCGACCTGTCGTATGACAAGTTCGGCTTTGAAAAGTTGGAAGAAACTTGGATTAAATAAAATGCCCGGTTCAATAATTGCATCGTACTTTTTCACGGCAGGGACTTTTGCTTATACGGCAACAGCTTTTGCTGTGAATATGCTTGCGTCTTCAATTATTGCCAAATCATTTTCTCCATCATCTAATCAAAATTCAACCAACGGCGATGCGCTAAACCCCGGCAGTCCAATCCAGATTCCCCCCGCTGGCGATAACAAAATTCCAGTGGTCTACGGCTCGGCATACGTGGGCGGCACGATTACGGATTTGTCCATCACCAGCGACTACCAAAATATGTATTATTGCCTTGCATTAAGCGAGGTCACCAATACAGAAAACGGCGGCACACCAGACACAATTAGTTTTGGAAATGTCTATTGGGGCGGCAAGCGCGTTGTGTTCCAAGGCAACGGCTACACAGTTGCATCTTTGCTGGATGAATCCACTGGTTTGTCAGACACATCAGTAAACGGCAAATTAGAATTTTATTTTTACCGCAACGGCTCTACAAACCCAACCAACTCGGCATTCTTTGCTTATGGCACACAAGTCATGGGCAACACCAGTTTGGTCTACAAATGGGACAACACTAAGTTAATGACCAATTGCGCGTTCGTGATTATCAAGATTCGATATTCGCAAAGCGCAAACTTAACAGGCATTCAGCAAACCAGATTTCAAGTTATCAATTCTCGATTTGCACCGGGCGATTGTTTTAGCGACTACCTTTTTTCTACGCGCTATGGCGCGGCTGTGCCTACGGCAAACATTGACAGCACCAGCCTGACTGCGCTTAACGTTTACTCGGCACAATTGTTTTCATACATAACATACACATCTGCTGGCGCAACGCAGGCGCGTTTTAGGTTTGATGGCGTATTAGAAACACAGCAACCCATCATGACCAATTTGCAATTCATGGCTACGTGCTGTGATTGCCTTTTGAAATACAACGAGATAACAAACAAATGGGGCGTTGTTGTTCAAACGCCTACTTATACAGTTGCAATGGCATTAAACGATAGCAACATTGTTGGCCCAATCAACGTGTCGCCTTTGGACATTGCTTCATCATTTAATATTGCAGAAGTTAAGTTCCCTGATGGCACAGCACAGGACAGTTTCAATACGTCCACTTTCAATTTGGCTGTACTGAATCCTTCTTTGCTGTATCCAAATGAACCAGTCAACAAGCAGACAATCAGCTTGCCATTGGTTAACAACAACGTGCGGGCGCAATTGCTTGCCAACCGATTCCTTGAGGCTTGCCGCGATGATTTGCAAGTCCAGTTGACTATTGGCTATGTTGGCTTGCAACTGGAAGCTGGCGATATTGTTAGCATTACAAATGACAACTATGGCTGGACGGCAAAACTGTTCCGCGTGTCTCGCGTTGTTGAGAATTTTGGCGATGATGGAAGCATTACCGCATCTTTAACATTGACCGAATACAACCCAACGGTTTATGACGATAAGAACATTACGCAATTTACGCCATCGCCCAACACTGGATTGGCAAGCCCATCTACGTTTGGAACAATTCCAACGCCATCGGTTGCCGCAAATTATCCCAACGATGCCAACCCTTATTTTGTTGTAAACATTGACACATCTTCTGATGGCATTGTTGACTATGTGGAATGCTGGTATTCAGCGTATGCAAGCCCTACAACATCACAAAGAATTTTTGCTGGTACTTCAGCCATTGCGTCCGATGGCAACCCATACGACCCAAACACACCGCTAACAATTACGCTGACAGACATTGCCGCTGGAAATTGGTACTTCTTCACGCGCATGGTTAACGGCTTGGGTTCAAGCGTGTTTAGTTCGCCATCAACAGTATTCCAATGGCGACCAACCACGTTCACTTATGCCAATCAATACGTAATTGTGGCTTATGGTGATGACCTTGTTGGCACAGGCATTTCATCATCGCCAATAGGCAAAAATTATTATGGCTTATACAATTCAACATCAACGACTTACAGCGCAATTGCTTCTAACTACACATGGTATTTGGCGCAACCTACATTTGGCACGGTCAACAAACTTTGCTACATAAACCGCACAGGTCGCAAGTTTAGTTTTGGCACAGCACCAGCCGTATATGCGGCGGCAACAGCGGCTTATGTTCCAGCGTCTACGTTTGACAATTCAATTTGGTCGGCTTTGGCTGATGGAATTAACTACATAGATTTGGATGTGCGGACTGGACAATTAACGCGCACAGGCACGACATCGGTTGGCTCTGGTCAGATTGCTATTGCCAACAATCCAGACGGCACTTTGGTTGGCGCGTTAGCACCGTTTCTTGATTTTGGCGGTGCGTCAACTTTTACAAGTTCTGTTTCCACGTTGACGATTGACATTTATGGTCGCGTGGTTGGCATCATCCCGCCGGATGGTTTCTATTACACATCGGAAGATTTTTCTGCCACGGCTGGTCAAACTGTATTCACGCCAACAGCGCGGCAAGCTGGATACATCACTGGACAGGATTTGGTTTATCGCAACGGCATATTGCTGGATACATCCGAATACACCGAGACAAGCACCACAGTGACAATGAACACCGCTTGCGTGGTTGGTGAATACATTGCCATTGTTTCTTTCCGTTCTGTATCAGTGCAAGTTACATATGAAAATTTGGGTTTGCTGTATTCCAGTGGCACAGGCACAACCACTTTGACTTACACAAATTTGCCGCATCAATTAATAAATATCGGCGATAAATTAACTTTTGCTAACACTGGTTCGCCAACGCAATACACAGTTTCCAGCATTAACTACACAACCAAACAAATTGTGTTTACTGGTACGTTCACCGCTACGGCTGGCAATTCTGTTTATCGGTACAGAGCGGCATCGTCTACTTATCCATCATTCAGCAGATACACTGCCGATTTGTCTGCGGCATCTTCATACACGCCAACAGAATATCAACTTGTTTCTGGTTCGGAAATATTTTATCTAAATGGCACGATTGTGAATGACCAAGATTATGATTTGGTTGGCAACACGGTTAACAATTTTCCAAGCACGGCAACAGGTAGGTTTACTGTGATTCAATTTGCGCCTAACAATCAAGGCGTTCCAAATGGCCTGCCTACGGCTGTGTCAACATTTACGGTTGCAAGTCAAGCGGTGTATTCATATTCATACGACCCGCTTTATTTTGAATTGTCAGGCAATGGTTGTTATTATGACCATGCGGTAGATTACACAACGGCAACAGGCTCTTATACGCTTGTGCCAACACCTGATGACAACACAACGGTTCTGGTTCAACAAACTTACAACGGCTCGGGGGCGGCATGACGCAAGCATTTAATCTTTCACAACTCGCAAACAATGTAAACACAAGCGGCTTGCTTAACGCGGCGGCTGGTTTGTATAACCAAACACCAGTTGCCAACGGCGGCACTGGAAAAGCTAGCGTTACAAGCGGCACGTTATTGCTTGGTGCTGGCACTTCTGCAATGACTGAATTGACAGGCGGCACAGTCGGAAACGTAGTTACATGGAATGGTAGTGCATGGGGTTCTGCGGCTGGCGCTGGCGGTGCTTTACAAACTTATACTGTTGCGACCACGCCCGGCACGTGGACAAAACCAGCCACATTGAAAGGCGTTAGGGTCACTGTTATTGGTGGAGGTGGAAATAGTGGGTCAGTAACAAAAGGGCCAACTGGTGTAACTACTGTTGTTAATTTGGCGACTGGTGGTGGCGGCGGTGGTGGTGCGGCAATTCGTTTGTACCCTGCGCCATCTATACCCGGACCACAACCATATACAGTTGGCGGTGCAAGCGGCACTTCTTCATTTGGTGTTGCACCAATTACAGTTATTTCTGCAACTGGTGGTAGTTCAAGTGCAAATCTTTCAACTCCCGGTGGAACACAAACTCAAATGAATGCTGGCGCACCGGGCGGGATAGGGAGTTCAGGCAATATAAATATTGGTGGAAGCGGTGGCAGTAGTGCTAATGCCAGCGGTACTGCTGGCGTAACTTATTTTGGTGGCGTAGGTGGTTCTTCTATGATGGGTGGCGGCGGTGCTGGACTTGGTAACCCAACAAGCGGACAAGCTGGACAAAATTATGGTGGCGGCGGTGGTGGTGCGGCAAGGTCATTCCCGGGTGCATCAGGTGCATCTGCGCCGGGCAGTGCTGGCGCACAAGGCGTTGTTATTATTGAGGAGTTTTATTAATGAAAGCACTTATCTCATCTCTTGAACCGCGCAATACTGGTTACAGGGTGGCTCAAGTTGTCTATGATGATCAAACATTTGCTTTGGCAGAAACAATGTTTTGGGTGGATTTTCCGCCTGAATTTGATGTTGAACAAGTGCCAAACGATGCGTATTGGTTTGACCCAGAAAACCAGAAAATAAAACTTATTTCCATACCAAATGAACCCCAATCATTTGACGATGCAATAACTACTCCAGCAAGCCAAACACCATATTAATTATGAATGTTCTTGAGCAAGCTAAAAATTTGTTTTATGAAAACAGCCTTTTTTTTAAAGATTGTTTAAATAAAAACAACATTATGTATTTGCCAGAACTTAAAAGCGTTCCACAATCAATTAAAGATGTTAGAGCAAAAATAATAGAGCAACACAATTTTCAAGGCAAATTTAACAACCCAGAACTTCAAGATTTTATTGTTGAAATTAAGGTTGGAAGTTATTTAGAGCCACACGCAGATTTTTTGCATTCTTTTAAAGAAGGCACATACACTAACATCAGAGCAAATTGGGTAGTACAAGCACCTAAAAATGATGTGTACATTTTTGCTAATGAAGGGGATTGTTACAAAATAAAAGAAAATGAAGTTTATTTGATTGACGCAAACAAATTGCATGGCGTGTCAAAAGTTTTGGGCAACACTTCATTGTTAATTTATTCTTTTGGTTTTATAGGAAAATTATGATGTGTAACCAACTGTCTCAATTCGATATTCAAAAATATGTACATCTTAAAGATTTTCTAAATATTGAAAATTGCAAAGAGTTAACTGTTGCATTAAAACAATTGGTTGCTGAAAAGCAAACAGTACAAGACAGCCAATGCCCAAAGTCAGAAGCCATACACGGCGCTATGGCGTTTGATAAATTGCTGGTTGACCTGTTGCCGCACTTTGAAAAAGCATCAGGCAAGCGTCTGTATCCAACCTATTCTTATGCGCGGCTATATGCGCCCGGCGATGAATTAAAGAACCATACAGACCGCGAATCATGCGAGATAAGCGCAACCATCACCCTTGGGTTTGAAGGCGATGTGTGGCCTATTTACATGGGCGACAGCATGGAGAAAACCAACGCAAGCAGGGTGGATATGGCTGTGGGAGATGCCGTCTTGTATTGCGGCATGGACAAGCATCATTGGCGCGAGGTTTACACCGAAGGCAAATGGCAAGCCCAAGTGTTTTTGCATTACGTTGACGCAGATGGCCCACACAAAGAATGGAAGTTTGACAAACGCAAAGCACTTAACTTGCCTGTGGAAGATATGCGTTACCGCGTATTCACTGACATATTGACACCCGAAGCCTGTGACTCGTTAATCAGGCTTTACACCAAAGACGAAATTCCAAAAGAAGAACCAGTTATCGGCACTGGTGATGGCACGATTGACTTAACAATCCGAAATGTTAAGCGGGTGATGTTACCCACTTACAAAGACATTGGCGGCAGATTGACGGCGGCTGGTTTGTCGGCTAACCACCACGCATGGAAGTTTGACGTTACCCATGCCAATCAAGCTGAGTTCCTTGCTTACCCTGCTGGCGGTCGCTACACGGCGCACGTAGACACGGTTATGGCGCATGGCGATGATTGCCGCAAATTGACGGTATTAGCTTTCCTGAACGATAATTTCAAGGGTGGGCGGTTCTATCTTCAGGACGGTCATGAACGGTTTTACCCGCCACAAACCAAAGGCACTGTGCTTGTTTTTCCATCGTTCATCATGCACGGCGTGGAAGATGTGGAAGAAGGCAATCGGTACAGCGTAGTTTGTTGGATGGTCGGCAAATTTTTTAGGTGATGCATGGCAACAATTAACACAACTGAAGCACGACTGTCTACGCATGAAGAAGTTTGCGCGTACAGATATGAAGCGATAAATGCTCGCCTTAAGCGTATTGAGAACATCATGATTGGGGCGGCTGGCTTAATGATTGTGAGCATGACAGGCGTGATTTGGACTGTCCTGTACCACGCCAAGTGAGCGTGAAATCGACCCCGTAAGTTTGCTGTTTGCCGCCAACGCAATATGCGCGGCAATCAAAGAAGGTTGTGAACTTTACAAGCAAGTCAAAACCGCTGTGGTCGAGGTGGTGGACACGGCAAATGAAGTCAAAGAAATTGCCGATGAAGTGGGCGGCTTTTTTGGTGCAATAGTTAAATGGTTCAAGCCCGCGCCAGCCAAGCCTACTGTTAAGCCCAAGAAAGCAAAGCCCAAATTTAGGGAAGTCACCGAGCATGACATCATTGATGACATTGCCAAAAACTTAATCCAGTTTTTTAAAATCCAAGAACAATTGATTGCCATCTTGCGTGAGGATGAGCTACGCACCAAGACGGTGTACGACCCAAGCCAAAACCTGATGGAAGCCGCGCTTAATAGGGTGCTTATGTTGGAACGGCTCGCTCAAATTGAGGAAACAATCAGGTTTGCGATGACCTATCAAGCCCCGCGTGAGCTTGGTGCGCTGTACAGCAAGGTATTCGACATGAAGGCGACAATACAGGAAGAACAGGATAAAGCGAGGGCGAAGATTGAAGCGGAGGCGAGAGTTAAGTTATGGCAACAAAATCAGGAAAAGGGAAAATGGCGGCTTCGGCTCGTAGTTTTTCTGGCAACTCTGTTCCTAATTGGATACCTCCACCTATGGCTACAAATAATCCTCCGCCAAGCCAAGACGATACCGCTTACTTAATCGTCATTGTTTTGTTGTGCGTGGTGCTGGTAGGGTTTGCGCCCATCTTGATTGATATGTATTTTGAAACGAAAATGCAAAAAGAACAGAACAAAATAGAGATGGAAAACCTAAAACGCTTGCGGCGTGAAGTTGAAAGGATGATTCGTGAAAAAACTTGAAGAAAACTCTACGTACAACCAGTTTGATACCAACCACGATGGCGTGGTGACTGATGACGAACTGGTGCGTTCTGAACGCATGATGATGATTGAGAACATGGACAAGCTAGCCGACCAACAACGGCTGATGGCTTGGGTTGCATTGGGCATTCCATTTGCCACCATTGTGTTGCTGTCATTGCCGTTCATACCCGATACCAGAGTAAATTTAATCATGGGGTTAGCTACCACCTTTGCCGCTACGATGGGCACGATTGTGGTGGCTTTTATGGCGGCTACGGCATACATCCGAGGCAAGGTAAATGATGCGTGATTTGCTGACAGGATTGCTTGCGCTTGCGCTGTGTTTCGGTGGCGGTTATTTTTACGGCAAACACGTTGAAGCCGAAGCACAATCCGCTGAAGTTGCACGACTTAACACCGAAGCACGGCAAAAAGAACAAGCCCTGACCACCGCAGTTAACACGACAGCCACCGCATTAAGGACTGAAAATGAAAAGACAAACAAAGCGATACGTGACCGCAACCGCGCTATTGATGATGGCACTTACAGGATGCGCCTCAAAACGACCTGCCCCATACAAGCCGCCACAGATACCGCCATTGCCAGCGGAGATAACTCAGGAGAAACACGAACCGAGCTTGACGCAGAAACTGGAAAAGCTCTTTTCGCAATAGCCGAGGAAGGCGACCGCGCCATCCGCAAGCTGAACGCGTGTATTGACCTTTACAACCAAGCGATTGAATCGCAGAAAGGAAAGCCATGAGAACGAACTTTGAGGACGCTTTAGAGGCTTTATTGAAGCATGAAGGCGGCTACGTTAATCATCCGTCTGACCCCGGCGGCATGACCAATCTAGGCGTTACCAAGCGTGTTTGGGAAGAATGGAAAGGGCAAGCAGTGGATGAAGCCGAGATGCGAGCATTGACACCCGAAAAGGTTGCCCCGCTTTACAAAGCCAAGTATTGGGACATGGTGCATGGCGACAAGCTACCAAGCGGCGTTGATATGTGCGTCTTTGATTGTGCGGTTAACAGCGGCGTTAAGCGGGCTTCTAAGCTGTTACAACGTGCCATAGGCGTGGACGATGACGGCGTGATTGGTCGCAATACCCTTGCGGCTTTGGAAAACTTAGCGCCCGAGGATATTATTGACCGCTTTTGTGCCGAGCGATTGTCTTTCCTAGAAGCGTTGCCGACATTTGCAACCTTTGGAAAAGGCTGGTCTCGCCGTGTTGCTGGCGTGAAGACTGAATCGCTGAATCTTGCATG